TTAGTGTTACAGAAACTGTTACCTAACATTACTACTTATATATATATCTATCTTTTATTTAATAGTTATAAGGTTATGTATCAGAAACTGTAACAAAAGGTTTTTACCCAAGGGAGGCTGTGAAAAGTCTCTCTTATTTTTTTGTCTAAGTGTCACACTTTGAAACTTCTATCTAATAAGAGAGGTGTAAGGCAGAAACAAAGTAGGAGGAAACAGAATGACAGAAATTTTAAATCCTGTTCTCTCAGTGGATTTTAAAAGAGAGTACTCAACTTTATCAGATGGTGTAGAGGAAAGCCTAAGAGTCTGCATAGATGCAGGAGCAATCCACTCAGGGCTAATCAAGGAGTTAGGAGCTAACAGATTTAGTCTGCTGATGGCTATTGTCTCTCATATGGATGCGTCAGGAAAGTGCTTCCCTAGTCAAAGGAAACTAGCTGAGCTGACAGGGCAGAGTCCTACCACTGTTAATAAGAATATCAATGAGATGTTAGAAATCACTTTCAAGGGGCAGCACATTCTCAGGAGGGAGCTGACAGGTGGAGGTAAGAGGCAGAAAAGCATTTATTACATCCATCAAGGTAAGGTCACTAATACAGATGTTGTAGATGAGACTGTGAAGCCAGTGGAGCAGAAAAAGGAGAAAGTCAAAGCCTTCAATAGTAGAGATGTAGCTAACTACTGGGGAGAACTGTACAAGGATACCTTTGGTAAGGGCTATGTATTCAATTATGGAGCAGAGTTAACTCAGATTAAAAAAAAGCTGCTACCTAACTTTGATGAGGAAACTCTAAAGGCTGTTATCAAAATTGCCATAACTCAGTATCAGCAAAGATGGGCATCAGAACAGTATCCACTGCCTACTATTTTTATGCTAACAAGTTGGTTAGCTAATACAGCCTATGGCATCCATAAGCAGGGAGCAGACAAAGCAGAACAGCTAAACACAAAGATAGAAACAGCTAAGGCTCAAGATGATACAGACAGAGCTATGAGCCTGTTTAACATTTAAGGGGGATTTACAATGACTGGATTAAAACATACTTGCTCATTTGATAAAGAGGTTAGAACCTGTGACTATACTTGCTTTGCTTGCACCTTCATGCATGGTGTAGAAGGTGGCAGAGGTGGCATGTGGGCTACTACAGGTGTGCCTAAGAAGTACAGGGGGGCTAGGCTGTCTAACCTCCCCATTGAGGAGGACAACCCTAAGGCATACAAGATCATCAGCCAGTATGTAGGTAATGTGCTGACTTTTGTGCAGGAAAAGAGTGCAGGACTACTGCTGTATTCAATTCCATCTAATGAGAACCCTTTTGGAACAGGTACAGGAAAGACTTCATCTGCTGTCACAGTTTTAAATCACTTTCTAATTGAGAGGTGTAGAAGCTATCTGAAAGGTCAGCAGGGCATGAAAGACAATCCTGCAATCTTTGTAAAGACTACTGAAATGCAAAACTCTTTTAATGCCATGTTTAGGGGCACAAGAGAAATGCAGGAAGAAGCTAGTAAAAGATACTATAATCTGAAAAATGCAGTCAAAAAGACTGAGCTTGTTGTACTAGATGATATTGCTACTAGAGGCAGTAGAATATCTGAGGCTTATGAGGATGAGCTGTATGAGATTTTAGATTACAGGTCTACTAATGGTCTAACAACCATCTTTACAAGTAATGTGAGCCTAGAGGAGCTGTCCAAGTGTTTAGGTGACAGGATTGCCTCAAGGGTTGCAGGGATGACAGTAAAACTAGGCTTTACAGGCAAAGATAACAGACTTGACAGCTTATTTAAGTAGGAGGCAGTAATCATGAGTATGATAGAGCATCAGTTAATTAGTAAGGTACTAGAAGAAAACAACTTTCACATAATGAATAAATACAATATCAAGCAGGTAGACTTTTATAACATTCCTGAGGTCTATGAGTTTGTACAGAGCTATGTTAATGAGCATGGGCAGACTCCTGACTACAGGACTGTTGTAGGGGAGTTTGAGAGCTTTAACTACTTGCCTGAGACTGCTGACAGCTTTGCTTACTTAGCCAAGGCATTGAAGAACAGCACAGCAAAGAGAGAGGCTGTCATGCTGCTTCAAAAAGAAGCAGGTAAGAAGTTTGATGAGTTACAGGGTGTTGAGTACATTAACTGGATGGCTAATGAGATCAGCAGAATACAAAGCATGGCTAATGCTACAAGCTACTCAGGTGTTAACTATGCTGTCAATGGTGATGAAAGATGGAACACCTATCAGGAGAATAAGGAAAACAGGTCATTTAAGTTTATTCCTACTCCCTATGACAGCTTGACTAAGTGGTTAGGGGGAGGCTTTGAGCTAGGAGATTACATTTTATTACAGGCATACACAAACAGAGGTAAGTCATGGATAGGCTCGCACATTGGTGTTACAGCATGGCTCAATAAGTTTGGTGTACTGCATTACTCTCCTGAGCTTTCAGAAGTACAGCAGACGCAAAGGAATGACACTCTAATAGGTCACTTTAACAATGTTCACTTGAAGCTAGGGCAGTTAGATGATGAGCAAGCTTACAGATCATATCTTGATAACTTTAAAGACACTAATGAGACTCCTTATATCATCAAGACTATGGAGCACCTACCTGAGGGGCTGTCTGTTGATGTTATTGAGGCTGATCTACAGGCTAACCCTGATATTGGCATGGTAATCATTGATGGATTTAACCTCATGACTCATAAAGGTAGAGGCAGTAACAGAGACAGCATGAGTACTACAAGCAGGCAGCTTAGACAGGTGTTTGGTAGACATCAGGTAGCAGGTCTTGTAATCCATCAGACTCCTACAAGTGCTGAGAAGGATAACAAAGAGGATGATGAGACTGGGGCTAGGATGGTTAAGCCTCCTGAGCTACATCAGTACTCTGAGACAATTGCTGTCATCCAAGATGCTTCCACTATCTTGAGTTATGACCAAAGAGATGGGATAGGTAAGATACTGTTAAGCAAGACTAGGACTCCTAATGTCAATAAGGAGCTAACTTTACATTGTGACTTTAACCATGGGTATATCAAGGAGGCTACAGCCATTGACTATATCTAATTTAGTAATGCCTACAGAGTTACAGTATACTGTCAATCATGAAATTGGCTTGCAGGTAAAGAGGAATTTAGGAAGGGGAACACACATGACATATCAGGTTTACAATAGCAGTTTAGTAGGGAGAAGGGTTTTGGTTAAGGAGGACAGCAGACTAGCCTCTGTAGTGCAGGATGGTTCACAGGTTGCTGTGCCTTTCCTTGCTGTTAGAAAAGATCATGAGCCTAACCTTGTCACAGTAGTCAAGTTTGATGATGTTGTTATCTTGGGGGAGGTGCAGTCTTAATGGCTGTAGTGATTCATGAGCAGGAGCTAGAGGTAGATGTAGCTGAGGAGCTTGAGCCATATCTTGATGCCTTCCCTAAGTACAGGGTAAGGGGTAACAAGCTACAGTCTTGCTCTCCTTTTAGGGCTGAAAATAAACCTTCATTCGCAGTAAATATGGAAGATGGCACTTGGATTGACTCAGGTGCTTATGATGAGGATTGGAGAAAGGGTAACTTTGTTAAGTTGCTCTCTTTTCTTATGGGTGTTACCTATGATGAGGCAAGAGATTATCTGCTTGAGAAGTACAGGACTATTTTCTCTGATATGGACAACTTTAAGCTAGACATATGGCTACCTGAGATTGATAAACCTTACAGGACTGTCTCTAAAGAGGAGTTAGAGCCTTTCATGTACAGAAACCCTTATCTCACTAACAGGGGCATTACAGAGAAGGTACAGAGGGCTTTTAAGATTGGTTATGACAGAGATAAGCAGGCTATTGTTATCTGTTGGTTTGATAAGCATGGGGAGATCATAAACCTTAAATTCAGATCAATCAGAGATAAAAGGTTTTGGTATTTAGATGATGGTCAGCCAATCAAGCAGCATATCTTTGGCTTACACTTCATATTCAAGCTCAATTTAAAGAGAGTCTTTGCTGTAGAGTCAGAGACAGATGCGCTGTACCTGTGGAGTCATGGGATACCTGCTATAGCCTTTGGCTCAGCCAGTATGTCTAAACAGCAGGAGAAGGTACTCCTTAACTCACCTATAGAGGAGCTTGTTATAGCCACTGATAATGACAATGCAGGTTACAGGTTTAGAAAGGACTTGGAGAAAAGGTTAATGGGCAAGTTAGACCTCAGTTTGATGCCTATTCCTTATGGTTTGAAAGATGTAAATGATATAGCTCCAAATAGATTAAAAGAGGCTACAGAGAAAGTAGAGAGGTTAACTCCTTCTTTTCTGTAAGCCTCCTTTTTTGTGAATGAGATAGGACTATTTAACTATTTTAAAAGACCTAAAAAAGGGTGAGAGATCGGTATATCCCTTGGGGCTGTAGGTTTGAGGGCTAATGGTATACATATTTAAACAGAAAAAAGAACAGTTGTTCTAAAAATAAGTGTTGTCAGTGATTACAGTATAGTGTATTATAACTAAGTACTCAGGTGATTACAGTATAGTGTAAATGTATATAACATTTATGTGGTCTTGGTACATAAAAAATAATATCTAAAAAAGGTAGATACCTATAGTGGCATCTGTCTACTTTCTTATTGCCTTTTTGATTACAGTATCCTGTCATTGCTTGATAGTGTCAAAGCAGGAGGCTTATTTTTTATACCTTTTTGATTACAGAATACTGTAATTGTCCCTTGGTAACTACAAAAAACTGAAAGAGGTTATTCACTTATGAAATCATTAGAAAACACTCAACTTACTAACATCGAAATCAATGCGTTAGCAATGGAGTACAAAGCTACAAGAGAAGAAGCAGTATTCAATACACTTATGTCAGCAGTTAAAGACTTAGCAGAAAACCTAGCTTATAAATTCTATAACAACTCAAGAGGGCTAAATGTTCCTGAGGATGACTTTGTACAAGAGGCTTATCTTGCAGTCTACTCATCTATTGATAGCTATGATGTAGAAAAAGGTAGCTATTTCACTGCCCATCTCAAGAGATGTGTAGAGTGGAAGATTCAAGACAACATCATTAAATCTAGTCAAAGAAAAGCTCAGCAATTCAATAGACAAGCCCTGTCACTAGATGCCTCTATAAACAGTGGTACTGATTCTTTCCTTTCTGCTGTAGAGCATCAATATGCTACAGACGCAGAGGAAGTCTTTAACACTGCTGTAGAGAATGTAGAGAGTAATGATGCTCCTGATGTATTTTCACTTGCTAAAGAGCTTATTAATGAGTTCTCCCAGGATGCCTTAGAAGATGATAAGGCAATCATTGAGACTACTTTTGCTGTAATATTAGCAGCTTCTCATGAGTCAGGAGACATCAAAAGAAAAGTAACTAAGGCTCTTACAGATGCTCTAGGTGTAGCACCTGCAACTGCTAGAAAAAAGAAAAGCAGAGCATTTGCTAGATTTGAAGCTTTTGCATCTGAGAGAAATTATGAGATTAGTCTGTCACAGTTTTAAGGTGGCAGTCTAATTATAGAAGTGAGAGAGGGGAGCAGTAGCTCCTCAGCCTCCTACTTAAATCATATGTATAAGAATTTTGATAGTGATACCTCCTCTATATTAACATAGAGAGGAAACTTTTAGCAATAATGTATTACAGTTTTTTAGGTAATTACATAGGGATTACTTTATTTTCTGTATTACAGTTTATCGTATAGTAGGGAATACCCTATGTATGATACTGATAAACATTTTTTATCCTAGTAGCTCAGTGGATAGAGCATCTGCCTCCTAAGCAGAGGGTCACAGGTTCGAACCCTGTCTAGGATGCCATTACTCAGGTCATAGTGACAGGTGCTTTTCTAGGAGGTACAGCAGAGGTGCAAGTCCTCACTGAGTAGCCTAACATCAGTCAGATAGCTCAAAGGAGAGCAGTGCTAGTCTCTGTTAAATAATTAGCAAAGGGTGTAGGTGTGAGTCCTGCCATAGCTTTGAAGGGGCTATGTAGATCAAGATGGATCATTGCAAGAGACTGTTAAACAATGTGGCAAAGGGTGGAGGGGCAGTTCCTCCTCTGACTGGCTTTATATGGGGTTAGTGTAATTGGTAGCACACCAGTCTCCAAAACTGGGAGAGCAGGTTCAAGTCCTGTGCCCTGTGCCAAAAAAAACAAAAAGCTTTACTTACAGCCTGTACAAGTAGAGAGCTGTCATGCACTGAGGTAACAAGTTAGAGTGCCTGAGATGGCTCAGCTCTCAGGATTTAAAGCTTTTCTTTACATCATGGAAGGTTTGTAACAGGTTCAAGTCCTGTACCTTCCTAGCTTAATTATGGATACCCACTCACAAAAATAATAGCTCATAGGGCTAACAGGGGGAAAAGGGTATGTCAGTAATTACAGCTAGAGGAGATCAGGCTAAGGAAAATGCCAATAAAGGGAAGGTAGATACTAAAAAAATCTACCTAAGGCTAAAAGATGCTCAGGCTCATAAAGTTAGGGTGCTGGGTGTCAAGGATTATGTAGAGTACAATGCATCAGGTGATTATAACCTTGGTATCTATAATCAGCCAGTAGCAGAAAGCTCTCCATTGCTTGTAGCACATGCAAAGGGTGGAGAGAAGTTTAATGGTCTCTATAAGAAGCAAAGGTATACTTTTGTCTTTGGTTCTATTGAAACAGGTGAGTTAGTAGCTATTGATGTTTCTAAGAATCAGGCAAAGACTCTCATCTCAGGTATTGAGGAGTATGCTGAGAACATTAAAGAGATTGCTTTTAACCTCAAGAGAACAGGTGCAGATACATCTACAAGCTATGGTCTAAATCCTATCTTAAAGATGAAGCCTGAGGATAAAGTCAATTTTGACAAGTTTGAGGGTGTAACTGTTGAGCCTAAGTTCTTTGATGACATTCTACAACCTAAAGATGATAAGTTCCTTGCTAAGCTGTTGAGTGAAGCAGGCTTTGATGTAGCAACTCACTTACCCCACATTCAGTTAGATGAGGAAGAAGCAGGACAAAAAGAGCCTGATACTTCATCTGAAAAGATTGAGGAGACTGATGAGAGCATTTTAGACAATATCTAAGAAACTGAGGGGAGCTTTTGCTCCTCCTTTTTTCTGCATATGAGGAGGCTGAGTAAATGAGACAATACACTCTTAGTCAGATTGTAGAGAGAATAGAAAGAGGGCTGTTACCTGAGGGGGCTGTATTCTGTCAGGACAGCACAGGAGATAAGATGATCTATGATGGTGATTCCTTGAGATGGCTCACAGTAAATAACTACATTTCAGCGACTGTGTCCATTACAGAGGAGACAATCAGGGATACTTTTACCTTGCTGACAGCACAGAAAAAGAAACTAACTATGCTTGAGGCACTGCCTTACATTGCAGAGGGCAAAAAGGTCACTATTGAGATGGTTCATCAGCAGTACACAGTAGATAGCTTATCAGAGCTTGAGGATGTTATTGAGTGCCATGAGTTTCTAGTGGAGCTGTATGAGAGTGCTGCCTATTATATAGAAGAAACTGAGGCAGAGAAGAACAGTACAGTAACTGCAAAAACCTTATCTGAGGGAGATGTTTATAACATCCATCATCTTTACCACTTTGTTAAAAAACCAGTATCAGAGATTGCTGTAGAAAAGGGAGTATCTGAGAGGATGGTTTATTACATCTTAGAGGGCAAGAGATGGGATTTTGTATACAGGAAGTTTCATAGTGATTACTGCATTGTAAAGGATGATTATATCTCATGAGTTATATTGGACAGAAAGCAAACAGCAGAGCTAAATGGGAGATCAAGCCCACTACAAGCGTTAAAGAAAGTAAGAAGAAGTATGACAGGAAAAAGGACAAGCAGAAGCTTAAAAAGGAGCTGTATGTCTGATGTGGGTTGAGCTGATAGGTGTCCTACTGGACATCATACTGTCTGCCTTCACTTTTAACTGGGGCAAAAGCAAGGGAGCTAAAAAATAGCTCTCTTTTTTTATGGCTACAGTCACATGCACAAATGTCACAGTTTGTCAACATTTTTCTAATTAAAGATATGACTACTAATAAGGGGGAGTTTACAATGTCTGTCATTAACAGAAAGGGAGCAGACAAGCTCAGGGCTGAGGTCTTGGGTATTGATACTGCTACAAAAGGGGAGAAAATGGCTAGGAGTCTGCTAGATGACTTTAACCAGTTTCACAGTCTTAACAGGGTGAAAGAAGATAAAGAAATTGAGATGCTGTTAGTTAAGCAGAGGTTAAAAGAAATTGAGATGATTGATGCTGAGCCTACTTATCCAAAGGACAAAGTAAAGTTTAACCCATCAGGAGCTAGTAAGACTATTTATGACCTGTATCTAAAGGGCATGAAGGTTGAGGAGAAAGAGGAAAGATACCCTTACCATCAGAGGTGGACAAGGAATAGTACAGCTATTCATGGTGCTACTCAGAGAGACCTGCTGTACATGGAGAAGGTGCTGCCTAACCCTTCATTCACTGTAGAGAGGACTGAGGAGGGCTTACCTGCATGGGAGGACAATATCCTGCAATGGAAAGAGCTTGAGCATGAAGGTGTGAGTTTTATCCTCAATGGTAAGATGGATGGCATTCTAGTCTACAAAGATGGTACAAGGGTAGGCTTTGAGTTTAAAACTAAGTCTAATAGTATTGGTCAGGTGGGCTACTACAAGATGAGGGAAGTCATTGACAGCCATATCAAGCAATGTATCTCTTATTATCTGCTGTTTGGTATCAGGGATTACATTGTTATGTATGAAGGTGTAGCTAAAGATCAGTGGAGCAAGGGTGCTGAGGCAAAGCCTGACATCAGAACATTTCACCTTTACATTACAGATGAGATGGCAGAGGAAATCCTAGACAAGTTTGCTACTGTCACTAGACATGTAGAGGATGGGATTGAGCCTGCTGATAAAGAGTTATCTTTCTTCTCAGGTTACAAGTACCTCCTAGAGGTTACTGAGGTATGATAATCATTGCTTTTGACCTTTCTTTGTCTAATACAGGCTATGCTGTAGGAGAGGTCAAGGGCAGGTCTCTAAAGCTTATAGAGGTAGGCTCTATAGGTACTAAGAGGTTTGCTAAAAGAAGTACTGGCTTTAGACTGAATTACATAGCTAAGGAGATCAGGGGGCTGTACAAAAAGTATGAGATTGACAAGGTGGTTAAGGAGAGAAGTTTCTCCAATGCTAGGATTGTAGCCACACAGCAGATATACAAAGTAAATGGGGTATTTGAGCTAATGACTCATATTGCTAATCATGATGACTTTTCTGAGATCACTCCTCCATCCATTAAGAAGCAACTAACTGGGAATGGGAAAGCCACTAAGAATGAGGTAGCTGATGCAGTTTTGAAACAGTTTAGAGACATAATGGGTAACACTACAGTTAAGTTTAAGAACAATGATGAGTCTGATGCTGTAGCTGTACTAATTGCATACTGTAAACAAGAGGGGCTTATTGATTAGCTCCTCTCTTTTTTGTGCTGTCACACTTAGTAGCTATGCCTCTAATTAAGAAGTGAAAACAATTACAGGAGGTCATTTATATGGCACAAAAAGTACAATTAACAAAAAAACAAGCAAAGGCAATGGATTCCATTAAAAATGAGTTGGGAGATAAATACAGCAATGTGTTTAGAGACATCTCCACAGTCATCGATTACAAAATTAATGGGCAGGGTTTTATACAGAACAGAGTAGAGGCTAACACTCTCAGTGATGCAGATTTTATCTTAGCTCTGACTGTTGGTTATGAGGTTAAGAAAACTGCTGAGGAGATTGTAGAGGACATTATGGAAAGTGCTTGGAATGCAGAAATTAAGCCTAAAAACCCAATGCTAGATACTGCCTCATACAACCATGGAGTAAGGAGAGGTATATTAGACCTAAGGAATGCAGGCATTAAGTTTACTCTTAAAGCTTAATTAAAGAAATGGAGAAGGCAGGGCTTAAAAGCTCTGTCTCTTTTTTTATGCCTCTATTCCTAAAAGTCACAGTTTGTCAAGTTTTTTCTAACTAAGGAATGAAAAGACAAACAGTGGAGAGTGATTGGATGGAGCAGAAAAAGTATACAAATGTAGTTAGAATGGGGCACAGGCTTACAAAGGATGTCTTTAAAGAAGGGGATAACATTGTAGTCACTGAGAAGATTGACAGTGCTAATGCTTCCTTTACCCTTGATGAAAAGGGTGAGCTAAAAGCATACAGCAGAAACACTGAGCTAGGAGAAGGTAATACCTTAAATGGTTTTCTACAGTGGATGCATAAAAACATAGACCCTGCAATTCTTGTCCCTGACCTTATCTACTTTGGTGAATGGACAGGCAATCCTCATAAAGTTAGGTATGAAGGGCATGAGAAGCAGTTCTTTCTCTTTGATGTATACAGCAAGAAGTTGGACAAATACCTCCCTTTTTCTGTGGCTAGAGCAGAGGCTAACTACATAGGTCTAACTCTTGTTCCTGTCTTTTATGAGGGTGAGTACAGAGGCTATGAGCATCTTGAAAGCATGGTTGGTAAGACAGCTCTTGGAGGAAAGTTAGGAGACATTGAAACAGGTGAGGGTATTGTAATCAAAAACTATGACCACTTTAACCATGAAGGTAAGCAGGTCTTTGTCAAAATGGTAACAGATGCTTTCAGAGAGGTTAAAAAACAAAAGCCTCCTAGGAATCCTGCTGAGATTGGTGTGGAGGGTATGTTTATCAGAAACACAGTTACTCCTGCAAGGGTAGAAAAGATTTTTCTCAAGATGCTAGATGAGGGAGTGCTTGAGTATGATGTAGCTATTGAGGACATGGGTAAAATCCTAAAGGCTGTAACACCTGTTGTTATTGCTGATGTATTGAAGGAAGAAAGAGACTCGCTGCCTGAGGAATACTCTGACAAGGCTTTGAGCAAAGCAGCAAGTAAGGTAGTGCCTCAGATTATCAAAGATATTTTAAAGGAGAGGGCTTAACAGCTCTCTTTTTTTTATGCTGTCACACTTACTGCTAGTCCTTCTAATTATAGAGGTGAAAAGACAAAGGAGGACATTAAATGTCAAAACTAACAGTATTCACAGGTAGCATGTTTGCAGGTAAGTCAACTGCTCTAGTAGAGGCAGGTAAAAAGGAATCTAAGGAAGGCAAGACAGTTCTTTTTATCAAGCCCACTTTAGACAGCAGATACTCAGATGATGAAATTGTTACTCATGATGGTGAATCAGTGAGAGCTATGGTCATTGATCATGACACACAGATGGGTATGCATGACTTTTTCACAATTATGGGGGCAGATGTTGTCCTGTTTGATGAGGCTCAGTTCTTTACTGATGACCTAGTAGAAATGGTCTCTGACCTAGTAGGGGAAGGAAAGACAGTCTATGTGGCAGGTCTTAACACTGATTACAAACTCAAGCCTTTTGAGACCACAGTGAAACTTATTGGGATTGCAGATGAGGTGAATGTACTAACTGCTATCTGCGCTGACTGTGCAAAGCAGGGAGCTACTGTAACCATCAAGACCTCAGGCTCTGATGACAGGATTGAGTTAGGGAGTGAGGATATTTATAAGCCAGTGTGTCCTGAGTGCTATCTGACCTCTGCTGCTTCTTTTAAAGGGGGTGACAAGTAATGAGTAAAGTTATTGCCCAGTCTCAAAAGCATGTATCAAAAGCTGTAGGTGTGTTTAGTCAAGCTGTCAATGAAGTGGAGAAGGCACAGACTGTCCTACAAGAAGGCATCAAGGCTGACAGTGCAAAGGTGCTTAGCATTAAGTCACAGATCAGCAAGCTTGAGCAGGATATTGTAAAGACTGAGAAGGCTAAAGAGGCTAAAGGTGCTGAGTTTAAAAAGAATCAGGACCTACTAGCCAATCTAAAGCAGTTTACTGAGGGTAAGTAATGCCCTTGCAGGGGAGAGGGAGGACATGTCAGTGATTGTAGTAGGTGGAATGATTGGACTGGGTAAAAGCTCAGTCTCAAAAATTCTAGGTGAAGCCCTAGACAGTGAGGTGTTTTATGAGTCTGTAGATGATAACCCTATTCTGCCACTGTTTTATACAGCATCAGAGGAGGAGATACAGGCTAAAAGGTATCCTTTCTTGTTACAGCTTCATTTCCTAGATACTAGGTTCAAGAGTATTAAGGAAGCTCTAGGCAGTAACAAAAATGTGCTAGACAGATCAATCTATGAGGATTGGTACTTTGCCAAAGTAAATAAGGATTTAGGCAGGATCTCAGCCCTTGAGTTTCAAGTGTATGAAAACCTGCTTAATAACATGATGGAGGAGCTAGATGAGCTGCCTAAGAAGGCTCCTGATCTGATGATCTACTTAAAATCCTCTTTTGAGACTGTCCTTTACAGGATTGGACTCAGAGGCAGAGACTTTGAGCAGGATACTAGCCTGATTGATTACTATAAAACCCTTTGGGAGGGCTATGATGAATGGCTGTTTAACCACTACAAGGCATCCCAGGTGTTAGTAGTGGATATGGACAGGCTTGATGTAGTCAATAACCCTGAGGATGCAGAGCAAGTAGTACAGGAAGTCAAACAAACACTAAATGAAATGGGGATTAATTAATATGACAGCATTAGCATTTTTTAACTTACTTCAACTTATTGGAGGCTTTATCCTTGCAGTGGGATACCTGCCACAGATTGCAAAGATCATTAAAACCAAGTCAGTGCAGGACTTTAGCAGGCTGTATCTTGGTGGTGTCTTTATTGGTATTGTGTTTATGGAAATCTATGCAGTGTACATGTTTTTTGTAATCCATACAGCAGGTGCTTTCTTCATCACTAATACTATCTCCTTCATCTTGTCAGGTACTGAGTGCGCCCTAGTGTTTTACTTCTATAACAAGTTTAACAGGAAGGCATCTAAGTAATGAAGGGGGAAACAGCTTTAGGCTGTGTAGTCATTGCATTGGTTGGTATTCTGATTTTGGCAGGGATAGCAGTAAACTTCCTACTGTTGCCCTACCTTTTGATGATTGCTTTAGGGGCTTTTGGAGTTCATTTCTCCTTCCTAGTTTGCTTAGCTCTTTGGATTGTAGTTACAGCCCTGTTAAAGAAGCTTATACCTAAGAGACAAGTTGAAACAGAATAGTGTCACACTTTAAACAGACCTCTCTAACTAAGGATTGAAAAGTTAGGGAGGTTTTTTCTATGGAATTTTTTAAAGGTGTGTCTTTTGAAACAGGCACTAAAGGTGATGCCTTAGCTAGAGTTTCAGAGGCGCAGAAAAAGAAAGAGCTGAAAAACTATGAGCCTACATGGGAAGAAGTTTGGTTAACTGGATACCCTTCTACTACAGGTAAGCACAAGAATGGTATCTTTCAGACTAAGATCACTCCTAAGGACAAAGATAGGCTACTTGATGTAAAGACTGCTATTGAGGCAGGTCAGTTAGGTATGGGTGTTGAAAGTCTCAAAAAGTTCTCAAAAGCCCATGCGCTGAATTTATACAAGCAATTAGCTGAGGCTAGAAAGGCTGAGATCATCAAGGGTTACTTAGCTAACATGCCTGAGAATTATCATACTGTTAACACTCATGAAGGTATGGAGTGGGTACTCAGTTTGTTTGAGGATTCTTATGCTTTAGGTGCTGAGGTTGCCTTAGATACAGAGACCACAGGGGTAGAGTGGTGGGATAGAACAGTAGGGCTTTCCCTTACTTTTGAGTTTGGTGATGTAGAGGAAAACTTTTATATCCCCTATGGACATACCTCAGATCATGAGCAGTTAACTAGAGGCTATGTTATGAAGAAGCTCAAGCCACACCTTGAAAAGAAAGGTACAAAGCTTGTGCTGCATAACAGTAAATTTGATAGCCATATGCTTTTAAAGGATGGCATCACAATCAGAAATAACATTTACTTTGATACCATGATTGCTCACTCTGTACTGAATGAGAATGATGAGAAAGGTCTCAAGGCTATTGCTACAAAGTATGGCAGATTCTTTGGCTTTGAAGATAAGTCCATGAGCTTTGGTGAGCTGTTCTCCAATAAGCCTGAGGCTTTCTACTCCAATGAGAGTATGGAGCTGTGTACTTTCTATGCTTGTAAGGATACGCACCTGTGTCTAAAACTGTACAAATGGCAGTTAAGTATGATGAAGAAGCAGCCAAAGCTGTATGATGTGTACTTTAACTATGAGCAACCTCTTACACCTGCTGTATTAGCAATGGAGGAGACAGGCTTTGAGATAGATTTTTCTTTTGCTGATATGTATAAAACAGAGCTACAGGCAGAGGTATCTGATCTTGAGCAGAAAATGACTAGGAGGTTTGGTGAGATTAATCTTAACTCTCCTGCCCAGTTATCAGCACTGCTGTATGATGAGTTGAAACTGCCTGACATATCAGGTAAAAGGAAAGCTGATGCTAAGACACTTCAAAAGCTTGTTAAGCATGAGTCTGATCTAAAGCTAATTTTAGAGTACAGAGACCTTAACAAGTTGCTGACTACCTATGTAGAGCCACTGCCTGAGAAAGTCAACAAAAACACAGGCAAGCTACACTCAAGTTTTAACCAGTCAGCTACTGTTACATCAAGGTTTGCAAGTAAAGACCCTAACCTACAAAACCTGCCTCCAAAGGCTAGAAAGCTGATTGTAGCTCCTAAGGGATATTTGATCTTTGGTATTGACTACTCCCAAATTGAGCCAAGGACTTTAGCTCACATGTCAGGGGATGCAGGGTTACAGTATCCATATTTGAATAACATTGACCTGTATGCTTCCCTAGCTTCAAAAATATTTAAGCTGCCCTATGAGGCTTGTCTTGAGGCTGATGGAGAGACTTATAAAAAAGCAGGACTGCCTAAGCATCCAAGGAAAATGATGAAAGTAGGACTTCTAGCTGTTATGTATGGCATCACAGTTCCTAGTCTTGCAGAGTCACTGGGAATTAGTGTACCTGAGGCTCAGAAATTTATGGATGACTTCTATAGCTCTTATCCTGAGATGACTGCATGGATGGCTAAACAGGTAGCTCATGCTGATGAGACAGGCTATGTAGAGACAATGCAAGGCAGAAAGAGAAGGTTTATAGGTCACACAGTAATTGCTAAACACTATCACGCTTTACATGCAAAGGTGGTCAATATCCTAGGCAGAGAGCCTGAGAACATATGGAGAGAGCCACTGCCTAGAAACCTCAAAAAACAGTACTGGGAAGTCAACAAAGACTATCAAAGGGTAGCTAGGATGTCTGTAAATGCAATTATCCAAGGTAGCGCTGCTTTGATGCTTAAAAAGGCAATGATTGCTGTCAATGCTCACTTAGAAAGAAAAGGGGCAGGGTGGAAAATGATGGCTACCATCCATGATGAGCTGTTATTCCTTATCCCTGAGGCAGTTACACCTGAAGAGATCATTGAGATAGAAAACATCATGAAAGATGTAGTTAAGCTTGATGTACCTTTGAAAGTTGATACAGAGGTAATGATTAGATGGGGAGAGGGCATCCCTTTTGCTGAATGGGTAGAAAAAGGCTGTGGCAGAAAACCTTTTGAGGAGGTAGCTTAATATGGGATTGCTAGGTGTAGGAGTACCTAAGAATCCTCATGAATACAACAAGGTTTGTCACTTGAGGAGAAAAGTAAGAGTCAAGAATATAGAGGAGCTGTCTAAAGAGGTTGAGAGGATTAAAGAAAGGCGCATCATTAAGGTGCATGACATTGAGTTAGAGGCTATATTTCCAAAAGGCACATACCTCATTAAATGTGTCAGGTACTATGAAAAGCCTGCAATTTTATGGACAGGGGGAGTAGAGGACTTTTAAGCCTCTGCTCTTTTTTTGTCACAGACAGCACATGCTTTTCTAATTAAGGAGTGTAAACAAATATAGGGGGGATACCTTTGCACTTAACAGCTAAAGTGAAAGTAACAGGAATCAAGAAAAAGACATCAGCAGTATTTTTCAAGGATTTAAAGGTAGGGGATGAATTTGAGCTTTCATACTCCATAAATGGGTGGTATCATTCTGCTCCTAGCATTGACATCTATCAGGATGAGCAGATCAAGCATATGAATACTGCTAACCAATTAAGAAATAACTTGGCTAACTTTGAGGTTGAGCAGATTGGATAAGGACATCCTTGAGCTGATTGGCAGGAGGAGAAGGCAGATTCTTGTCCACTCCTTCCTGTACTATCAGTTAAATGAAAACATCATAGCAGATCACACTTTTGATCTGTGGAGCAAGGAGCTTGTACAGTTACAGGAGAAATATCCTGAGGAATCTAGGCAGGCTGTATACTATGCTGAGTTTACTAAGTTTGATGGTAGCTCAGGATATGACCTGCCCTACAGCCTTCCTGAGATGCAGAGTACAGGGCATAAGTTACTGGATTATCACAAAAAGCTAAAGGGGCACAGTGCATGAGCTTAGTATTGTCAGCAGGCTTAGCAGGTCTGATCTTAATAGGTGGAATGGGCTACAGAATGGGCAGGGAGTAAATTCTCTGCTCTTTTTTCTTTGTCACACTTTACCAAAGCCTTTCTAATTAAGAAGTGTAAATAAAATAACATAGGGGGTAGGGCTGTGAAGTTTACAGAGAAGCAACTAGAATCCATCCATTTTGAATCAGGGTTTTACAAAGAGGAAGGCAATGAGGGCAGTTGGGTAGATGTGGAGCTGATTGAGGAAGATAATTGGACAGATGGAGGTAAGTATTCTTATTGTCTAGTGATTTTCAAATATGAAGGTAAACATTATTCCTTTGCTGTCACTAGATCAGGGAGCTACTTCTCATACTATGAATATGAATATGACACAGATGTCACTGAGGTTGAGCAGGTTACTGAGACTGTTGAGATTACTAAATGGATTGCTGTGGGGTGACTATGAGGGCAGAGATTAATTTCTCTGCTCTTTTTTTTATGCTGTCACACTTTTATTCCTTCATCTAATTAAGAGGTGTAAGCAATTAAGAAAAGCTATGGAGGCTGATTGTATGAAGTTTATTGGGAAAGAGTTAAAGCTGTGGGAAATCATGAAAGAGGGTAAAAATGGTGAAATTTACGAGATCACTGATTGTGCCCTTACTTCTTACATTGGTACTAAGGTAAAGGTGCAAGAAACTCAGGACTACAGAGGTAAGTATAAAACTCTTGTAAAGCCTGAGGCTAATGATAACCCTACTGATGCCAGTAACATTGTAACAATCTTTGGATGTATGGGGGAAGCTACATGGAAAAAGGTTGAGGCTGTCACATACAAACCTATTGACTTTATGGATGCGGTTAACAGGCTTGATCAGGGTTTTACAGTGTACAGAAAAAAAGGAAAGCACTTCTTTTCTTTGAGTAGATATACCAGTTTTGAGAAGGCAAGAATTGAGGACTTTTCTGATTTAATTCAAACACAGTTTTACAAGAAGGAGGCTAACTAATGCCTGTTTCTTCTTCAAGATCATCTTTCAGCAGTACACCTAAGTCAAGTAGTAGCTCAAGCAGTTCTTACAAAAGCAGTAGCTCAAGCAGTAAGAGCAGTAGTTCTAGTAAAAGCTCAGGGGGATGGTTTGGTTCAAGTAGTGAGGCAAGCAGCAGCAAGTCATCCAGTAAGTCCAGCAGCAAAAACTCTAAGCCTAGCAAGTCGATCACGCTGAGCAAGTCAAAGGCTGAGAAGGCAAAAGTTAAGGCTAAGGCAGAGACAAAGAAGAAGGCTACAGAGTCTCAAAAGTCCACAACTAAAAAGGCTGAGAGCAAGGCAGTGCCTTCCACTCCTACTAAAAGCTCACATAGTTCACACACTTCAAGCACTGTCCATCACCATCATCATAACAGTAGCTCTGCTATGGACTGGATACCTTTCATGTTTATGGCTGACATGATGGATGATGATACGGAGACTGTAGTAATTGAGGATGGAAAGGTAGTGTCAGGACAGACACAGACTAATAACTCTGTCAGTGGGTGGGGAATTTTTAGTACAGTGCTATTCCTAGCCATTCTAGCTACAGCAGGAGTACTTTTCTTTAAAAGCTTCAAGAAGAAAGCCAAGAAGAAAAGGGGGCTACATTGGTGAGCAGATTAGACACTATGGCTAGGTTTGCTGAACCTGATGATAAAGAGCCTGAGGTTATTGGTCAGTGCAGGGATTGCTATGAGGACATTGTAGCAGGTCAGGAAGTTTATGCACATGATGGCTATTTGTACTGTGCTGAGACTTGTTTGTTTTCAGACTTAGATATATACAAAATTACAGTAGGGGAGTAATGGGGAATGAAGGTAACTTTTATAGGTGATATTGACACTAAACTAATGGTGAGCAAACTGGATGAGGTTGCTACCTCAACTATAGAAAGAATTGAAAAAGAGCAGGGAGTCAAAATTAATGGATACAGCCTACATGAGGCTGAGCTGCTAGTAAAGGTTAATGTAGAGGGCATGGATGAGCCACAGCTACTAACTGTAGATCATCATGGCATGACAGAGCCTTTCCAGTGGATTGTTGACATGGACAAGGAAACACAGGTAAACAATCAAGAGGAATCAATGTTTGACCAGTACACAGTGGCTAAGGCTCAAGGTCAGGAGCATGAGTTTGAGGAGATTGAGTCAGCCTATGATGACATTATCTTAGAGCTTGAGAAGTCTGAGACTTATGAGGACATGGAGAGGAAAGTGTACTCTGTCATTAATGAGGATTACAAGGTAATCAGGGTGTATCAGCAGAGAAAATTAATTCAAGAGATCAAGCTTGTACCTAGAGGAGATGCCCAGTGATGGTGTGTATTTGCTTAACTGTCATCCTGTGTACAATGCTGATCTGTGACATGGTAGTGAATGTAAAAGGTAAAGAAAAGTAAAAGAAAAAGGAGTCAGGTCATGTACCTGCTCCTCTTTTTATTGCAATACTTTTGTTTAAGGCAAAGTAGATTAAGTTAGCCTACTTTAACTTATTGACTGTAGCTTTAAGGGCATTGTCTCTGTAAAGCTCTTTCAACTCAAAAGGCATTTCTCTTGTTTCTTTCCACTCTTGACTATTATTGTCAAACTTCTCTTTTGTTTCAGGAGGTAATCTAAACTCAATAAGTTCACTAAGGTCACTTACTTGAAGGGCTACCATGATAGCTAAAAGTTGTACCTTATTAAAGCTGATACCTTTACCATTAACTATCTGAGATACAGTACCTATCCTCATGCCTGTCATTAAAGCTAGGTCTTGTTGGGTAATGCCTCTTTCTTTTAAAAGGTCATCTATCTTTAAAACAATCTCAGCATCCTCTAACAGCCTTGCTGTACCTACTACTACATCATTCATTAAGCTGTGAGACCCATCTAAAATAGTACTAACCTTCATCTTCTTCATCCAAAATTCCTCCACTTTGTCACTTATCTATTAAAACCTAACTACAGGTAAATTCCATAATACTGTAATTCGCTACAATGACAATATTAACTGATCTATGTCACAGATGCAAACTTTTCTTCTAATTAAGAAGTGAGACAAGTTAGAAAGTCATCACTTTAAATTAAGGGGTTGCATATATGCTAGTACAAAAACCAGTTAAAATAGCCCTTTTGGGAGAAATCAGGGCAGGTAAGGATACAGTAGCTGAGCTTATTGAGAAGCACATTAAAGCTGCTAAATCCACCTACTTCTTAGCCTTTGCTGATGGTATTCACAAGGTTATCAGAAAGTATTTCCCTGAGGCTTACAAAGAGGGCAAGCCTAGAAAGCATCTACAGCAGATAGGTCAATCATTTAGAGTGCTTAATCCTGACATATGGATTGACACTCTTTTTAATTCCAATGTTTTTAATAAGGCAGCTAGGTCACAGTCCAATATTATCATTACTGATGTAAGACAGCCTAATGAGGCTTTGAGGGCTATGCAGGAAGGTTTTACAGTGATAAAAGTTACTGCTGATTTTGATGTGAGGGTAGAGAGGGCTAAGGCTAATGGCGATAGCTTCAATCTTGAGGACTTCTACCATGAGACAGAAATGGCTATTCAGCAGTGCCCTTATGATGTACTTATTGATAACTCTTATACCCTTGAAAATCTTGAAGAAAGAGTCAAAGAAGTTCTTGGGGAGGTTATCACTAATGAGCAGTAAATTAGAGAGGGCTACCCAAGATCATTACACATTAGCAGAAATTGAAAAGACACTTAAAAATAGAGAACTGTCCTATTCTTATGCAGAGCAAGGAGACTTAGACATTGTTCACCTGATTATTGACTCAGAAAAGGCTTTAGAGTTAGCACAGCCTACTGAGATACAGAAAATGACTGTAGACCTTGTATGGAGACAAGGTTACACCTTAGTAGAGACAGGAAAGATGCTAGGTGTAACTCCTCAGGCTGTTAAGTTTAACTTAGGGCTGCTGAAAGTCAAGATACAGAAGGTACTGGATGAATGGAAAGTAATGGACAAAGGAGGAGAGGTAGCATGATGACTCTCAATATCCCAGTAGCAGCATACATTTTACAATTTACTGACAGGGCTGAGGAGTTAGCTAACACTAAGTTAGAGGATGCTCCCTCTGTTGCTAAAAGGAATCAGAAAGTAACTGACATGATTGATGAGCATTTCACTCTAACAGGAAAGATGCCTAAGGCTGATGCTTTGAGGTTCTTAGCAGATTACATTTTGATTACAGACTTGAAAAACAAGGATGTAGATAAAGTAAGTAATGAGGAGTTTCCTATCCTTTCTGTTATTCAAATGAAAAGGAGACACAGGAAACAAATGCTTATGAAGGATGAAACACTAGACTTTCTCAATAACAAAGTTAACAAGCAGTTGGACAGTTTATCTAGGACTACAGTTAAGAAGGCTGAATACTAAAAAATACAGGAGGGGAGTCATTTTGACTCTCCTTTCTTTTTATAAAGGATGGTTAGATGTTTAATGTAATTGCAAGTATTCTACCTTTGTTGATGCCTTTTAGTGCAGATCAAGGGGAGTATATCAATGTAAATGAGATTCCTCCTATACCTAGTGTGGAAAGAGAGGAGTACCTGACAGATCATGGTATCACCCCTATTATAAAAACTGAGGTAAAGGAAAAGGTTGTTTATAAGGAAAGAGTAGTATATGTAGACAGAGGCACTAATGAGACTGTGAAAACTGAGGTTAAGGGCATTTCTAAAAAGGAATATGAATCCTCTAAGAAGAAGGCTGAGCCAAAGAAAGAGCCTGTTAAGAAGGAATCACAAACAGTATCTAATCAGTCTCAAAATTTTGAGTTTACTGCCTACAGCCATGAGCCTAGTGAGGCACAGTCACACAGGTACAATGGCAAGATAGTTACAGCTACAGGCAAAGATGTCACTAGCGGCATTTACTACCAAGGGTACAGGATTCTTGCTGTAAACCCTAATGTCATTCCATATGGCAGCATCTTGTCTGTAAGTGTAAATGGACAAAGCTTTAAAGGAATTGCTTTGGACACAGGGGGAGCTATCAAGTCTAGGTCTAACAGGATTGATCTGATGGTCAATGATACTAATGAGGCTCTTACCTTTGGTGTACAGCAGGGCAATATTTCATATGTCAGAAAAGGATGGTAGGGCTGAGGCTCTACCTTTTTTAATGTCACAGTTTTACCCCGCCTGTCTAATGTATTGGTTGAGGAGTTGGTGGAGTGTTGATTACTTTAGATGAGTTGATTGCTGAGGAAGCCTTAGTTATTCCTGTAGCAGATGCTGTCCTTTCTTCCAATGAATTAAAGGAGGGGGCTAGGTTTGAAAGTAGGGGAGGGGTATACACCTTCTACAATAAATACCTAGAGCCTTTGTATATAGGCATCTCTGTCAATGTAGGCAAGAGGGTTATGGAGCATTTTGGCACTCCTAAAGGAAACAAAGACCTGCGTCAGTACATTGAAAGAGAGACAGTGTACATCTCAGTATTTTATGAGGACAGAAAGATATATCAGGAGATTTATGAGAGCTATTTAATCAAGGTTATGAGTCCTAGATTTAATGTAGACAAGACAGGGAGGCAAAAGGTTTAATGGAACAGCTCAGCATCTTTGATGTAGCAGAGGAAACTGTAGAACAGCCTAAGCAATTTATTGAGAAAGTCAAAAATGTTATTGAGCCTATCTATGAGACAGGCAATAGGGTAAGAATTAGAGCAGCTAAGGAGCTTGTGTCTCCTGATATTGAAACAGTAGCCTACCTTACAGATTACAAATTTGGTGGAAAAGTAGGCACTATAACCAATATGCAGGTGGGTGCTAATAGGGTTTCTTATGAGGTAGAGACTTCCCTTGGTAAAGCTTTTGTAACAGAGGAAGAGTTAGCCTTCATTAGCTGAGATTGACATTTTCATATATTTCAGTATACTGTTACTGCAAGTATTTTAAAGCAAAGGAAGTTGCAATATATATGGAACAACTAGAGGCTAGATTAGAGACTATGCAGAAGTATCAAACTGCTGAGGAGCTGAAAGAAAGCCTTCCAAAGGGAACTACCTCCATGGTAAAAGGATGCTTTAAAGCATTAGCGAATGAGCAGTTAAATGGGGAATATTTTCTAGGCGCTTTTGTAGGTAATGTGCAAGGTATCAATGTAGTAGGCTCTAAGAAAGATGCAGGCACTACAGGTATCATGGCAATTACAAATAAAAGACTTATCTTTATTGGTAAGCTGTTGTTTAACACTAAGATAGAGTCACTGACTTGGAGTAACTTTGATTCTTACTCTGCTCAGAAAGGTATGCTGTTTGGTGAAATCACAGCAATGAGTAGAGGTGGACATAAGCTGAGAGTTACATCTATTGATAAAAAGGTTTGGCAGCAAGGTAAGCAGCTATTAGATGAATTAACTATGTAATACAAGTGAGGGAGCAGATATGCTCTCTCTTTTTTTTATATATTTTTTCTGAGCGTCACACTTTAAAAGCTCCTTCTAATTAAGAGGTGTAAGGCTGATAAAACAAAATAGGAGGTCATTTAATATGACAAACACTTACACACATCTTACTGACAATGATCTGATAGTTGAGGTGGCTACAAGCTTCAATAACATTATTGCAGTTGTAAAAGCCACTGAGGAGCTTTCTCAGGTTACTGTACCTTTTGTAAAAGTTGCTGTAGGCAATGCCTATCAGGAGTTACTGAAAAAGCATGTAGCTAAACTGATGGCTCAAGTAGATGAAGTAAACAGGAGAGACAGTATTTTCTTAACTCTCGCAGCGTCTTTAGAGGTAGATAAGCTAGGCACTGATGCACTTTACTTGGCTTTAGGATTACTTGCCTCAGGTGCTGTAGGATTGGAGGAGTTGATCTAATGGCAGTTACAGTGACAGTGGAAACACTCAGAGACAGCAGACCTGATGGAGAAGGTAACACAGGCAAGATCACTACTAAAGACAGCAGGGGGCTGAGGGTTTACCTTGCCTCCCCATTCTTCTCAGATGAGCAGATTGAGGAAGTGAAAAGGCTTGAGAAAGCTTTGATAGCTAACCCTCATGTAGCAGAGGTATTCTCTCCTATGAGGAATCAGATTGAGGATCTTGAGTTTGGCTCTTTGGAGTGGAGACAGGCAATCTTTAAGAATGATGTAGACCACATTGACTGGGCAGATGTTGTAGTAGTGGTACATGACTACTTTGAAGATAAAACAGATGCAGGCACAGCTTGGGAAATGGGCTACAGCTATGCAAAAGGTAAGCCAGTTTTCTTACTGCAAGAAAAGCAGGGAGTACCTGTAAACCTGATGCTCAGTGAGAGCTGTAAAGCTTACTTTGTCAGTGCTGATGAGATTGCTGAGTATGACTTTTCTAACCCTAAAGAGATCAAATTTTATGGGGAGGTATTTTGATGAAGCCTACACTTATTAAAACAGAGGAAGTAGAAAAAGTGGTAAAGACTGAGAAGGTAGTAGGGGTATCAGACCACATAGCTAAAGCGATTGCTGTAGCCTTGTTAACTGGGGATTATACAGTAGCTAACTGGGAATCTGAGCAGGATTGGTATAAGACTAAAGAGACCCTTGAAATAGAAGTAAAAGGAGTATCCATTACTATTAAGTCCTGAGAAATCAGGGCTTTTTTATTTTAATTTTAAATTACACTAAAGTGATTTACAATATACTGTAATATATGTTACTATTCAAGAGAGGCGAAAGCCTGTTAATTTTTGTTTAATTAATTACAGTATACTGTATTGCAAAGGGGTGTTAGAGTGGTAAGAACAAACACAGGAGTTTACTCAGACATAAGGTACAGAGAGATTTTAGAGCAGCAAGCAGAAATAGGTAGAAAAAGTGGGAGGTCTGCTGTGTCTAATTATTTTGGTTTAGTAACTCTGTCAGATAAACTGTGGTTTTATGGGGCGCATGGGCTTTGTTTAGTGCTGTTGATGTTTATTATGCTGTTAAATGTGCTATAATGAGGCTTGTTTATCTGAAAGGAGATTGATAATCATGGCTAAAAAAGGATACATACTTATGGAGAATGGGGAAAAAATTGAGTTTGATCTGTTCCCTAATGAAGCCCCTAACACAGTGGCTAACTTTGAAAACCTAGCTAATACTGGTTTTTATGATGGAGTTACTTTCCACAGAGTTATCCCAGGCTTTGTAAGCCAAGGAGGAGACCCAACAGGAACAGGAATGGGCGGCAGTGAAAAAACAATTAAATGTGAGACAGAGGGCAACCCTCATAAGCATGAAGCAGGCAGCTTATCTATGGCACATGCAGGAAAAGATACAGGCTCAAGCCAGTTCTTTATTGTACATGAGCCACAGCCTCACTTAAATGGTGTGCATACTGTTTTTGGTAAAGTTACCTCAGGACTAGAGACTGCAAGAAGTATGAGTAATGGTGACACAATGAAAGAAGTTAAGGTTTTTGATGCTGAATAATCTTTAAGGAGGGAGCTTAATGCTCTCTCTTTTTTTGTGCCTGTCACAGTTTATAAAAGCTTATCTAATTAAGACCTGAGAACATTACAGGGAGATGAGCCTTTATGGAGATATTGTACAGGGGCAAGCCTTTTATATATGAAGATATGGGGGATTATCACAGATTAACCTCTTTAGAGAAGGTAAATGGCAGGGCTACTGTTTTAGAGTTTACAAAAGATGCTAAGAAGTCAGAGGCTGCTATTGAGTCCTTTTCCACACAGATTAGGAAAACAATTATAAGAAATCACCTGACAGGAGCTAACATATAAAGCTCCTTTTTCTTTTGTCTCAAAAGTGTCTTACAATATCTAATATACTATAAATATTGAATAACAGTATAGTGTATAGTATACTTTTTTTAGATAATCAACTAATGGAATAACTAACATATTTAGGGGGAAATGTTTTGGCATCTAAATTAAGAGTATGGGCATCTTACAGGGTATCTACAGACAGACAAGGGGCTGAGGGCGATGATATTCCCTTACAAAAAGCCCAATGTCATGCTTATGCTGATAAAAATGGTTGGGAAATAACAAAGGAATTAACAGAGAAAATCTCAGGGTACAAAACTGCTATTGAGGATAGAAATACATTAAAAGTAATTAAGCAGGGGGCAGTAAATGGGGAGTTTGACATACTTTTACTCTACCACTCTGACAGACTAGGTAGGCAGATGGAGTATAGCCTTTATGTAGCCTCTTTGTATGAATTGGGTGTGGAGGTATGGACAGTTAAAGAGGGTGAGATTAAGAACCAAGACCATGCAGACTCCTTGATGAATTTTATTAGATATTGGCAGTCTGAGGGCGAAAGTAAAAAGACCTCCATGAGGGTAAGTGATGCTATGAGGCAGTTAAACGAAGTAAACGAAGAAGGGGCTTACCTTGGAGGCACTGTTCCATATGGCTATATGCTTGAGGACACTGGAAAGAAAAGAAATAGCAAAAAAGACAAAACAATAAAGAAACTAGTTGTCAATCCTGATGAGGCTAAGATTGTTAAAATGATGTTTGAATGGGTTACTGACAGATCATTGGGCGGCGCTTTAATCGCTCAAGAGCTAAATGCAATGGGGGCTACAAACAGAGGCAAACAATGGAGGCACAACACAATTACAAGGATGTTAAGGAATCCTGCATATATGGGGTATAAGAGGTACAACACTACTAAGAATGTAGGTACTAGAGGAAATACTAGAAAAGAAGTAAAACGAGATGAGTGGCTATTACAGCCCTTTAATCCAAATATAGTTATTGTTAGTGAGGAACAGTTTAAAAAAGTACAGGACATAATGGATAAAAGAGCGAAATCTGGGGAGGAGTCATCAGGGGAGGAGTCATCAAATGAAAGCAGAGAGCCTGCCCCAGTGTTTAATGGAATTGCTGTTAATAAAAACAGAGTACCTACATCATCAAAATTGTTATTGTCAGGCATGGCTATTTGTGGTTATTGTGGCAAAAAGCTTAATGCAGATTTTACAATAAAGAAAAATACAAGAGTAGACGGCTCATTCCGTAAGCACAGAACATATAGATATACCTGCAACAATTCTAAAAATAATCCTAATGGGCATAATCAAAGGGCTTTCGGTGCTGTCACAATTGATAAGCAGGTAGAGGAGGAAGTGCTGTCAACCATCAGCACTATCGACTTAGATGCTTTTGATGCAGAAAAAGACTCTTTTGATTTTGAGGAGCTAGACTCAAGAAAGATACAGTTAAAAGAATTAGAGGGGCAGTATGCTGAGGTTAGCAAAGCTCTTAGTAGTGTAGAGAGTCTTTTTGATGATGTAATGCTAGGTAAATCATCCATGAGCTTAGATTTTGTTTCTAAAAAAATGGAGGATTATGGGGCTAGGAAAATTGAGTTACTTAGTAAGATTGATGCCCTTAACAAAGAAATAAAGGAGGCTGAGGTTAAAAGTACTGATCTTGAAAAGTTAAAGTATCAGCTTGATAACTGGGTAGAGACTTATAAAAATAGTGTAAGCTTGGCAGAAAAAAAGTCTATGCTGTATAAAGTAATTGATGAGGTTGTAATAAGTAAAGAAACAATCATTATCAGGTTTAATATCACCATTGAAAAAGCCCTTGAGGGTGCTTATAATCCTGTAAATCAGGGGAGGGTTAATGACCCAACAGGAACAGGAGCAGGCGGCCCAGGATACACCATCAAATGTGAAACAGAAGGAAATCCGCACACACATGAAGCGGGCGCACTATCTATGGCTCACGCAGGAAAAGACACAGGCGGAAGCCAATTCTTCATCGTCCATGAGCCGCAGCCGCATCTAAACGGAGTACACACTGTTTTTGGCAAAGTGACAAGCGGTTTAGAATTTGCTAAAGGCATGTCTAATGGCGATGTAATGAAGGAAGTACGTGTACAAGGTTAATAAATCATGAGCTTATCCTATATAGGATAAGCTTTTTTATAAGGACTAACTGTATCGTGTACTGAATTTTCAGCATGTGATTTTAACGAGGATTCCTTTGGGAGTCCTTTTTTGATTTATGGGCTCTAATGTAAAAAAATAAATAAATGCAAAGTAAATTTCATTTAGGGACAAAATACTTTTGATAAACATAGAAGGGAGGTAATTGAGATGAAAAAAATGCGGTTTATTTCGTGTGTGATACTTGTCGTGAGCATCATGATACCCGCATTAGATACGAAAGCTTTAACTTTTAATGTCTTACCAATCAAACAAGTCACAAAACAATGGTCAGTTGAGGTTAGTAAAGCTAAAGCAGATAAGAATGTATCATGGCCTGAAAAAGGGAAATATAATACTTATTCTATGGAAATCAAAAACGTTGGTAATGATGCAGCAACCGTTGAAATCCAAATGTATAGAAATGAACCAGATTCAACTACAAGGCTCTCACTTTTTGGCTGTCCTGATGGCAAGTGTAAAAAACAAATTGAGGATGCACAATCTCTTGCCAGGAGCTTGAATAACGGAAATTCTGTTCAATATCTCAACTTTATGCTAGCGGAGGAAGCAACAGAATTAGAAGTGGATATTATATGGACTCAGAAGGGGCAAGAAGGCAGAGATTTAAAAGAAACCTTTAGATTCACTGAAAATGGTGTCAATTAATTGAAAGCGGGCTGTCAAATCGACAGTCCTTTTCCGTATTTTAAAGCAGAAGAATATTAAGATTTCCTTTATCATACATATAAAGACGTTTTATTTATAAGGAGGGGACGAAATTGACAGCTATCCTCATGCTCATAGGGGGTTATGCAATTTTCATCGCCAAAAATGGAATTACAGTATTCGTCACAACTCTAAAATCAATGGCGCTCTTTGCGGCTGCAGCATAAACAGATGGTATGGATTAGCGTTGCTCTATGTTTGTGCCGGTATAATACCATTTTTGATTCTCTATACATTCGTAAGTTTTATTAAATCAAAACAAAATAATCATTTTAATCATTTGAACTTTTAAATGGGTAGGCTGATAGAAGCTTGAGATTTTTTTATCAAAGTATAGTTACTATATGGATCATCTTCTATAATCATGCGATCAGTGCTTTGAGCAAGAAGTTGAGATTATGAATATAGTCTTTCAAACTATGTTTTTCCATAAATGGATAATGTATAATGGATAAAGCAATTCATCTTAAATAGAAATGAGAATCCAATATGAGAGTGATATTTTTTATTTTTTCTGTAGTTGTTTTAACTTCTGTGATCACCGCCTTAGCTTATGATAAGACGGGGGCCAATGAACAAGAACCAGTAAACAGCTTATACGTTTCTCCTGATGGAAATGATCAAAATGAAGGAACGAAAACAAAGCCGTTTCGCACACTGAAGCACGCGGCTGAAAAGGCTGTGGCCGGAACAACCGTATTGATTCGGAAAGGTACGTATAAAGAAACACTCGAAGTGAAGCATAGCGGTACCAATGGAAAGCCCATCACGTTCCGAAACTATCAAAATGAACAGGTCGTTATCAGCGGAGAATCCGCCGCGGATGAAGAATATGAAATACCATTAATTCAGATTAACAATAAGAATTACATCACAATCAGCGGTTTGAGGTTTGAGAATCTTTCTGTTTCATCGGAGGAAGCAACCGCTATGGGGATTTTTGTTACTGGCTCCAGCAGCCATATCACCATTCAGAATAACCATGTTCGGAACATAAAGACGACAGCGGATGAAGGTAATGCTCACGGAATTGCGGTCTATGGAACGGGCAGCATGAAAGACATTAAGATCACGGATAATACGGTTGAAAAGCTGACGCTCGGAGCGAGTGAAGCGGTTGTGCTAAACGGAAACATTGACGGCTTCACGATTGCGGGGAATGTGGTGCGTGACAATAACAATATTGGTATCGATCTGATTGGATATGAAGGAACAGCGGATCAAAACGATTATGTGCGAAACGGCGTCGTAGAAAACAATACAGTTTATCATAACTCGACTTACGGAAATCCTGCTTATGGAGATGATTACTCCGCAGGCGGAATATACGTCGATGGAGGACAACATATTGAGATCAAGAAAAACACGGTTTACAACAACGATATCGGAATTGAAGCAACCTCTGAACACAAAGGAAAATATGCTGAGGATATTCAAATAACCGAAAACAAGGTGTACGATAATGCTTACACTGGTATTTCAATCGGAGGATACGACAAGCAGCGGGGCGGCACCATTAATTCTGTGATCGCGCACAACGTTGTTTACCGCAATGACACAAAAGGGCTTTATGGCGGACAGCTGCTCTTACAGCATGATACAAAAGATAACAAAATCGAAAAAAATATTGTGACAGCAAGTGATTCGCGAGTATTTATCGCAAACGATTTTACGACAAACGAAGGTAATGTGGTGAATTACAACGTCTACCATAAGGAAGCTGATAAAGACGGCATATGGATTTGGAAAAAGCATGAATATGACTCGTTTTCAACGTATCAAAAAGCAACAAAAAACGATCTGGATTCTATTTATGCCGATCCGATGTATAGTGACGAAGCTTCTTATGATTTTACGCTAAAGCCGGATTCACCAGCACATTCTATCATCGAGTAAGCTAAGGACATTTGTCGGCAGAAAAAGTGGGACTATGGCAAAATAGAAAAGATGTGCCAGTATTCAAGATGATTACCGTATTAGTTACCATGAGAAGCTTTTAGAACAAATGCTGGAAGCAATCGAGGATGGAGTTGAATTAATGGTTGGGGAATGATTGACCTGATCAGTTACTTTTCTTCAGAAATGGGAAACGGCATCTTAGCAAGAAAACCAAAGAAAAGCTTTAACTGGTAATCGAAAGAATGAAAGCTTGCCGCCAAAGTCCATTAATGGATTTGCCGGCAAGCTTTTTTGAAGGCTAATAAATCTTTTATGATCCTTTTAAACTAAAACCGGTTGCTGACATAGAACGTTTTTGAAGGTTATCAGAATGCAGACAATACGCGATTACTTTCTTCTTGTACTGTTTGACTACATCAACGTGATCGTTGTAACTGTACACAAATAACGTAACATCGTTTTTACCTTTTTTTGTATCAATGACCAATGGAGTCCCGTTGTTTTCTGGATGTAAATAACGCTGTTCGTCACCTGGATATATATAATATTTTTCCATAAATATAGCCTCGTTAAAAAAATCAAGAATTTGCCTTTTCTCTTCACCTTCTAAGCGTTGGCCATTGATAGATAAGGTGGCATTCGCGTCACTAAGTTTTGAATGCACTGCAAATTTGCTGAGAAGCCATTCCACAACACCTGTTGGAAGAGACGTCAATAATATTTTAACAAGACTCATGAGAATTAACAGCACAATCGCCCATGACATGTTTATCCACTCCGTTACATTTTAAAGTAATATTCGTTTCTAATTTTATACTAGCATTAGGACGGGCTTTTGGTTTTGTACATTATGTGAAACTTTTTGTACATCATGTGAAACTTAGTAATCGAGGAGTTTCTTTTACTTCAAGGTTTGCAACTTTATTGTCATGTTGGTCTCTTTGTTTGCTCCTGCTTTTAACCCCTCCACAATACTTTTTTGAAAAGTAATAAATAAAACAGTAATGGGGATAGCAATGACTTGATGGTGGAATGAAACTTTTCTCTTTTGGATTCTACACAACAAAAAACGGTGTTTTAGTGAATAGCAATGCAGCCTGGTTAATTGGGGATAATGACTTCAGCTTCTCAAATGTGGTGGACATAAAATACAAAAATCATTTAAAACAGAAACCTAAAATATGCACAAAAGCTGATTCTCTACTCCCATTCAGGGGGATTAACTCCCATTGTATACTGAATTTCATCTGTAAAATCACTTAGTTCATATTGTAATATTGCAGTGATTATCACATTATTGAATGGTTTTATATTGAATCGTCGTGAAAATAAAAAGGCAAATAAGTAAATGCGCCCTTACTCTTCTGAACAACGTTTTGCATACATTTTAGATTCTTTTAATTTGATCTTTAATTAGATTTTGTTATTCAAACGAATATGAATTAGACTCAAGAATTTAAAATTAGAAAAGGTAACTTTATATTGCTATTTTGTTGTTAATGGTTCTGTTATTAATTTAAAACAGAAAAGTTATTAATAACCCCATTTGGTTTTTCCCAGCGTTTTGCAAATTCTTTACTCTGTCTAGTGTAAGAGTAGATTGTTCGTTCTTTAATTTCTCTTCCAGTCGATTCATCAGTGTACGACTTGGCCTTCGAATCAATCCCTAAGAAATAAACCTCTTTTCCATCAGGTGAATATTGCGGAAATGATTGACTGAGCAATTTGAATTTTCCATCCTCTTTAAATAAAGGTTTGTATTTATTTGATTCCAAATCTAACTCAAAAACGGTCCTTGCCTCATCATCTGATTCTGAGTCTGATGTAAATAAAACCTTGTCACCCTTTGGTGCAATTGCAACATCTTGTATAGGTTTAGTTAGGCTTCCAATCTGTTTTGTTTGTTTTGAATCAATAATTGAAAAAATTGTTTTAGGGGGTTTTAACGGATTCCCTGTTACATTTGCTTTTTCAACATTTTTCATATCTTCTGCTAAAGAATAATGTAAAACAATGTGATTATTCTTATGAGAATTATACTTGAAAAAAGCTACATTTTGATCTTGGTTTGATTTATCCGGAAATATAATGGCGGTTTTTTTAGTACTCAAATGAAGTGAAGCTAAATGGAAGTTGCGGTGGTTTGGTTGGTTTACTCTCATATATAACGTTGTTTCGTCAGATGAGAGCTGCAGTTCGTCAGCGTAATCAATACTTTTGGTTACAATTTCTGCTCTGCTCGATTTTAATTCGAAACGTACAATGTTTAATTTTTTTTGTTCATCTCTTTTGGTGTAATATAATGTGCTTCTGTCTTTATTTAAAGTCATTGCAGGATATTCTGTCATTTTTTCTTGATGGAGGATATTATCATTGAAGTAATAGGAAGTAATGAGGTGTGCATTAGTAAAAGAAATCAAAAGGTCAGGCTCTGAAATTTTTGATGTTACATGACTTGTATTACTGTTATATACATTTGAAAATAAGATTAATATACTAACTAAACC